CACTACGGAGTAATGATAACAATATCAAAGACTTACACCCTAAATTACAAATACGCCTCATAAAATGAGACAAAGTCAACAATATTATTTAATTTTAAAAAAAACCATGATAACAGGATTCAACATCGGACAGATGCAACACTTTCTAGCTATGTCCAACAAAGGAAATGCAGACTTAACACCTGCTCAAATTAAGAAGATAATGAAAGTTACGCCTCCTGAATGGCTTACTTCTATGCGTTACTCAGGCACTTTCTCTAACACGATGAATTTGTCAGAGATAGGTTTCGGAGTGCAAGAGATTGTCATTCCATTATGGACACAGCTATACGGAAAGCTATATCCTAGCTTGTTTGACAAGCTCAAGATGCTAAAATGGTCAATTACTAAAGACTATTCAGCTATTGATAACGCTTTAAAAAAATATGTAACAAGCTCTTATATTGAAAATATGTATAATGTTTATACTAAGATGAAAGTAGAAAATTTTCACTTCACTTTCAATTCTCACACTCCTTTTTTAGGCAAATGCAATCTTGAAGATAGCCTTGCAACGTTGAGATATGTTAAGGATAATTTTAACATCAAAACGGTAGAATTGGAAAATGAAACGTATCTATCAGATTATCTGACAGGTGGACAGAAAGCACCATTTATGGCTAATATAGATGCGTTCATTAAATATCTTGACTTAACTGTCATTCCAGCTATCAGAGAGATTGTAGGCGATGGGGTGGAGATTGGTATATCTATGTGCCAACCTCATAATAAGGTTTGGAAATATTGGAGGAAAAGGGCATTGGAATTAGCGAGTAAACACAATTTGTTTTTAGCTCCTCATATTTATATCAAAAAAAATACAGACATAGAGATGTTGAATGAATTAAACAATGAGTTATCCGAGCTTCAAGATTTCGACATTTATATTACCGAATTTAGCACCTTGCCCGAAGCTGGCACGGTGTCGCAAGAGCAGGAGTATATATTTATGCGTAAGTTTAGTGAGTTTGCTAATAAAAAAGAAAATGTAAAAGGTATATTTAAACATACTTTATTCGTGCCTCAAACTAATCATTATTCATTTGTAAAGTAATTAGCCATGATGAGAGAAATAAATTTTAGCTGTTCGGCTATGATTACAGAGGAGAATGTTTTAAAATTAGGATTTATAAAACATTTAAATTTTACATACAAAATGTTCCTAAATAATGTCTATGGATATTTAGATGAAATTGAGGTATTTTTTGAGCCGAATGAAGAAATAAACATAATATTTAAACAGCAAACTTTTGACTCAAAAGATTTAGATAAAAATTTAATTTTCATTAGAAAAATGAAACATATTTTTGAATTGAAATTATTAATTGAGGTATTGTCAGGTGTTGGGTTAACTGACAGGTAACGGTGTTTGCGTATAAATAATGTCTGTTGATGACAGAATGAAGATGGTTGAAAGTTGTGGTCTTGCTTTAAGAAAATTGATACACACCTATACTGGTTTAGATACTCATAAAATTGATGAGTTTTTGTAAGGTTGCCGATAACGTTAAGGTGCTTTGTGCTGTGTGGGATTTAATGCACTACGCTTTCAACCTTGCACAAAAGCCAATTAGAGGTACAAACTCTGATATTACCACGTCTGCCCACATAGCACAAAACACGTGTTATGCCCTGTTTTTTGTGCGTTGAAAATCAGTCAAATAAAAATATTTTACAGAAAAATGTATTTTTTATTTGGTAGTTAATACAGAATGTTGTATATTTGTACCATACAAAACGAGATAATTATGAAAGCATTTAGATACAACAGCGAAAACAGAGCAGACAGAAAATACAATAACTGTGGAATGGAAAAAAATCCAAACGCTGTAAAATTTTACGCTTCAAATATGGCTTATGCTGATAACTACAAATTTATTTACAACGAAGATGGTGAAGTGGTTGCTGAATGTGCTTTAGAAGTGGTTGAAATAGAAAATGTAAATCTTTTCGATATGGCTTCCGATTTCAAAACATTATCAACTTATAACAACTACATAGCTTCTGAAATAGGTACTCAAATGAGAGATTACACTCGTTTTATGAATAACGCAAAAAAAGCAAGTGAGCGTAAAATGTGGGCTAAAAACATTGATGATTTAAAAAATAGAGAGCAAGAGTTGATTTCAAACCTTTTTTACAATGAGTTTCAGCCACTTTCAGATTTCACAAGACAAAATGAATTAGTTGCTGAATTAAAAGCACTTGGATTTGATGGCTACACTACAAATAACGAAATAGCTATTTTCTAATGAAAGATTTAATTAATTGGCACGAACTAAGTAGGAGGCTTTCAGGCAATGGGCAAAACATACGCCCAAATAAAATACCAAAGAAGTATGAAAAAAAAATTGCTCGTTTGCTCAAAATTCTCGAAGCCTGGGAGCGTTGGCAAAATAGGGCATAACGTTCAGGTATTGCCGATGGTAGGGCATTGAAAAACTACTGCCTGAAACAAAAGTTAAATTGAAAAACAACAGTTGAATGAAAGTACAAAGCAAAATAGATATTCGTCAGCCAGAACCGCAGCCCATTAGCGATATGAAGCTGATTGCTCCAACGTCAACCCCTACTATTGGCAATACCAATGTTAGCCGCAGTACATTCTATCAGGGTGATTGCCTTGTGGAAATGGATAAGATTGCTGATAAGTCGGTTGATATGATTTTATGTGATTTGCCCTATGGAACAACTGCTTGTAAATGGGATAGTGTTATTCCTTTTGTGCCACTTTGGAAGCAATATGAAAGGATTATAAAGCCCAACGGAGCAATAGTATTATTTTCAGCACAACCTTTTACTACAAGGCTTATTAATAGCAATATTGATAATTTTAAACACTACTGGATTTGGGATAAAGAAATTTCTGGCGCTTTCGCTTTAGCCAAGTATAGACCAATGATAGTTACAGAAGAAATTTGTGTTTTTTGTAAAAGTGGTAGAGTTAATTATTACCCATTAATGGAGGCGGCAGTAGAGAAAAATATAAGACCAATAAATACAGGAAGTAGTGTAAGTAGTGCAACGCCTGTGGCAAGTGGAATTGCTAAAAGCAGAGAGGGGTACGATAATAAAATAAGATACCCAAAAAACATAATAAAATATTCAAAGTATAATGCAGAGTGCAATCAGTTAAATAGGCTGCACCCAACCCAAAAGCCTGAATATGTTGTAGAATACTTAATAAAGACCTACACCAACGAAGGCGAAACTGTTTTAGATAATTGTATGGGTTCGGGAACAACTGGTGTCGCTTGTAAGAAAACAGGTCGGCACTTTATCGGAATAGAGAAAGATGAAAAGTATTTTGAAATTGCAAAAAACAGGATAAATGAATACAAATAAAGTAATTGAAATTTTAGAAACATTGGTTATTAACATTAAGACCAACTGCGATGATATTAAAACCGAAAAGGGGTTAATTGCCGATGCTGCTAATGAAATAATTAAACTTAATTATACTGAATTGCCATTTGATGAAGGCAGGGAAAGATATTATTCAAGTATTTTAAATGATGGTTAGGTGTTTATAAAAGTTGGGAATGGCAGCAAACAGATGGGTACGTTATTCCGCTGCTCGGTAATGTACATAGTATGGCAACCGCCCGTCTGCCCAGCTTTTATAAATATTTACCTTCTACTTTTTGTCGGTAGTTAATTAAGTTAAACAACCGTCACTTTTTATTGCCGTTAGCAGGGTGTCTGCGTATTGCGGCTAACTACTTTATATGAACAATAACACTACGGAGTAATGATAACAATATCAAAGACTTACACCCTAAAATATGAGTTGGATTTTAAGCCACAATTGGTAAGAGGCACTTTCATTTATCTACAAGATAATAAAAATTTTGAAACACACTATGAAAATACACACGAAAAATCAGCTTTTATAAAAACTACCGAAAATTTTTATTTCATAGAAGACATTGAATTTCTTTATATCTTCAATTCTGAAACTATCTATAAAAATTTATTACCTTTGTAAATATGCCAGGCGGATATAAAAATATACGACCCAAAGATGGTAAGCAATTCTCTTCAACCTATCAACCTGAAGAGAAATGGACAGAAGAAGTTGCCTTGCAACTTGCTGACGATTTAATCAATTGGATGAAAGCAAAAGATGAAGATGGGGAAGATAAAGGCAATATATTTTATGAAGAATATCTAATAATTGAAAGAGAGTTATACCCTGAGCTAATAACCTACTTGTCAGATAAATTTTCCTCGTTTTTCAAGCGAATTAAGAAAGCGAAAACTATTCAGGAAATAAAACTCAAAAAATATGGAGTTGGTGATAGGTTAAATGCTACAATGACTAAATTCATTTTGAATGTAAATCATGGTCTTGTTGAAACAACAAGAAGTGAGAATAAAAATGAAAATATAAATAAAGAACCTTTAATAGTTAACTTTGTCAGAGAGAAAAAATGAGATAACGTTTACAAAAGCTCAAAGCGAGTTTATTTTATCTGAAAAAAGGCACACAGCTTTTGTCGGAGGTTTCGGGAGCGGGAAAACTTTTGCAGGTACTTTTAAAACAATTTTTCAACTTATTGAACTAAATAAACAATCTGAAAAACCAATACCTGTTGCATATTATTTGCCTATCTATTCATTGATTGAAATGTTGCGTTTCCATACATCGCTAACGTTTTAGA